CACTGTGGTCCATAAGTTTAAGTTAACAGGCATGGACTTATACGTCATTAAATTTTTATAGAATGTATCCCATTTAATGGGCCAACGCATAAACTCGTGTACCGCCCCAATCCCGTCACAACTGACAGTCACAGTAACTTCAATACGGTCAGCAATTTTTTCAAGTTCATGCAATACCACATTGCAATTTGTGTTAAGTCTAAGTGTTTTAAGATTGGGCGGCAAGTTGGCCAATATCTTTTTGTAATTTTTACTATAACTAGGTTCACCACCGTTGATATCCAGGTGACGGATACGATCTTGGGGCAATGACCAATAGCCACTGCTGTTGTTGATTATGGGAAATGTACGTCCCATCAATGAGCCAATTTTAGTACTACAGTCGGGGCCGCATGTTTGGCAGGCCGCATTACATACATTGTCTAATACACCACCGACTTGTAGGTAATCTTGTTGTGTTTCTGTTTGATCTAATTTAATAGCATACGTGCGTATGCTGTCTTTACCTTCTTTTTCAATCTGGGCGCACCTAACACACTCAGTTGGAAATACGCCATTCATAAATGCGTGTTCCATATTTCGTTGCCACCAACTGTTGTTCATTTCAGTAAGTGAACTAAAATGTGGTGCATCAACCATGTGACCACACCGACTAACTGTACTATCGGGGTTGAATCTGACAAAATGGCTTAGTCTAGGGCACCACATAATTTTATTGAATACTCAATTATTTCTTTGTATACTTCGGGATAGATTTGTTTTATGGTTTGAATAATAGTGCCAAATGTAACTACTTGTCCTATTAATGTTTCGGTTAATACTTTGTCTATTGACAAGTAGAAGTGCAATCGATTGTTGTTCTTAAAAAATGCATCCAATGTTGGATCTACGGGCCTACTGTGCCAATGCTGATCTGTTATTTTATCGATTTGACTTATTGGTAGTAGTTGTATTTTACCACGGTTAAATCGTTGTAAATTTAAAAGCCAATGAAATTGTGGCACATAGTGTCTGTTTAAAAATAGGTATTCGTTGATAAATTTCAATGCGGTGTATCTATCAATCTTGGGATCTTCAGTTAGTGTGTATTCTAAATACGAATGCACCCCGGATAAAAATCGTTCGTACGGGTCACGCACAAACACATCAACTTGTGATATATTACTTATATCAGATGCTAGTTGGAATCCAGACTCGTATAAACTACTGCTTCCATTTTTGTAGATCGGAAAGACATACCGCTGTGAAGGTACTATTTCTAGTATATCACAGCGGTCGGGAAATATTATCGGATCGAGATACGATAACATCGCCTAGGCATTACTGCTTGTTACGATTGCGAATCATTGCCAAGATGTCCTCGGCTTTTTGACTAGACGGTTTCGCTGTTACTACTGGGGCAGTTGGTGCTGGGGTGTCGTCAGTATCAAATGGCGCATCGTCATCATGTACAACGGGTGCGACCACTACTGGACGGGCCTGTGCTACAGGAGCTGGTGCATCTTCTGCTTTTGCGGCTCCTTCCGGGACATTGAGTCCATAAGGCTTGTAATAGTTGGCCCAACGATCTGGATCGTAAGGTTGTCCATCTACGCTGGCTTCAAACATTTCCTTAATAACTTTAAGGTCAGTTTCCGAAGGACGCTTGGGCAAGAAGTCGCTCAGATTGTGCAATCCAAACTGCTCAATCGCGGCCGCTTCAACCGCTGTAAGTGCAGACTCTTTGCGGCTCCAAGTACTAGTACTGTAGTCAGCATAGCCACCTTTGCTGGTTTTCTTAACTGAGAAGTCAAGTCCTGCCGCATAGTCTGTGGGCATAGATTCCATTTCGGGATCCATTAGTGCGTTCTTGATCAAGTTGAAGATCTGCGGGCTAATAACAAAGCGACGGATTGGATTTTCCGGAGTCTTGTCATCACCAATGGGATTGTCACGCACAAAGCCTTGGAACAAGTAACTTTTCTTTTTCCAGTACTTACGACCCATTTCTTCCAAGTTGGGATCCTTGAACCATGTACGGACTTCGGCCAACACAGGGCAAGCGTCTCCATACATTTCTACACAGGGTACCTGAACAACAATGGGTTTGCTGTCGCTTTGACCTTTAACGCCAGCAAATGGCAATTTGATCATAAGACGTTCAACCCAGAAAAATGAGTTCTTTGGATCTGCGTCGGGGAGGAATCTTACGCGACTTGTTGTGTTTTCTGGAATGTTCCAGTGTGCGTAAATGGCGTTGTCGCCTTGTTGCTTGTTGCCGCTTGAACGGTTGTCTTGAGATTGTAGTTTTGCTCGAATTTCTGCTAATGTCATGGCCATAATAGTTCTCCTTAAAAATGTGCCTTAATTGTGTGCCTTAATATGTATAATGCACTCTTTGCAGTATACAGTAGTATTTATGATAAGTCAAAAGAAAAGGCAAATTAATTGCCCGTTTCTTTTACCAAATTTTAGTTTTATCTTTTGAGTCCGGCTAGTGCTCTAATAAACTCTAACGGATCAGCACTTTGCATCACTGGCTGTGCAGGAGGTTGTTCTTCTGGCGGGACTTCACCTTCTGGTGCTGGTGCTTCTGGGGCAGGTGGGGCCTCTGGTGCTGGTGCTTCTGGGGCAGGTTGCTCGCCTGGCTCCTCTCCACCATTTTGCATAACTGCTTCAATCTGTGGAACTATTGCAGGCATATTTTGTTTAACCCATTTTAGTACCTCTGGTCGGCAATCGTATTCTTCGCCCTTGATGTCAGCCATATTGTGGATATCATCAAACAGTTGATCATCACCAATGACATTGTACAATGCACTTGTAGCATCTTCGCCATTTACTCCAACCAACAACGGCTTGCCCATTAGTTTGACTAAGTTGAGAGTATCTTCGTCTGACTCGGGCATGGCCCATGTGCCTTCTAGTACACCGTTAGCCCAAGATTCAAATTCTTCTGCCATTGGGGTGTTTAGGCTTTCTTGTTGTTTCTTGTGTGCCCTATACACAAATGGTAATGCGGCGTCAAAACGCTCATCATACATTTTCTTAACAAAACGCTCACGCAGAGCGTCAACATCATATTCTTCCATTGCAGATTCTGGCATGTAGTTTTCAACAAAATCCAAATAGTGGCGTGGGCTTCTTAGACGCTTGAGTTGGTCTTTGAGTTCGTTGTATCGGTTGATGGCCGCATGAGCCATTTCACCTGTTTCGTCATCTAGGTCTGTACGGCGTTTGACCGAGCGCACAAAGTGGCTCATATTGCCCATTTCAGACACCATGCCGTTCATACATTCAGCTATTTCGTCATTGTGCTCGCCACCATGTGCAATGTGTGTGGCTAGTGCGGCCGCACAACCCAAGTGTCGATGTGGTACTAGGAAACGCTCACCGTGTGGTGTTTCAATAAATATTTGATCAATCTTACGACCGCGGGCACCATGCTTTTCTTCATCTATGCTGTCACTGTGTATGATTCTTAATTTGCAAGGACCCACTTCCATAAAGCTGTGGCGGCTGGTCCCATACAAACGACTTTCAGTTACATTAATTTCATCTTTGTCCACGGTGTCATCTGCCTTGGTTTGTTGTTTAATGTCTTTGAGCTGTAAGTTGCTTTTGGCAACATCTCTAGTGTCAAAGTTCATCATGTTACGCTTGGCAAACTTGCGTAAGTTTCTTAAAAAATCGTACCATGCTTCTTGTTTAGTATCATCGTCTTCATCTTCTTTGATGTTGTCAATGATGTCACTGCCAAAATAAACTTTCATTGCTTTTTCATCAATCAAACTGATTGTTACGTTACCTAGTACGTCACCGTCAACATCAAAGTCAAAGTTAAAAAATCTAGCTCGTTCTGGGTCTTGGGTCCGTTTGGCGGTTTCGTCGCCTAGATTCACATTACTAAATCGGCTACGGATCTTGTCAAACAAGTTTTCTGCAATTTTGTCTATTTCTCTCATAATGTTATTTATCTGTATATGGGCCAAAGGTTGTATAGCTAGACACACGGAATGTACCAGCTGGGACCGGGGTCAGCATACCGTGCCAAAGCAAGGGTTGTGATCCATCAGGATTGGGTCCGTTCAGCATGATGTATCCGGTATTAACTTCCGGAACAAACCTTTTATATGGGTTTTTTGGGCTTTTATCATTTGTAAACAATGTGCCTAACGTATCAGTTGGTGATACCCAATATATTTGCATAGTAGATCGCAACTCCCCATCTGTATGCATACCCACTGTAAAATTTGGCTCATCTAGCCACCACACAGTATTGCCACGATTGATTGTAAAATCAAATTTTATATTGCACAGTTCTGCAATTTGTGGTTGCAATGATGTTATATAGTCGCTTGCTTTTATCAACATAGGATCTGCATCTGTAGTTAATGCTCTGCGTAACCAATCTGATTGCATGTCTTGTTTTTGCCAAGGTGCGGCTAACCAATCCTTGGCTAGGATTTGATCAACAAGGTGTTGTGGCAATAAGTCTGCAACTTGAAATACTCTATCAGTTACTGGTGTTATTTGCATATTACATGGTCATAATGAATGGCATAGGTTCAATAAAGTCGTCTAAACTGTCCCTTAGGTGCTGGTCTAGGTCCGGGTCATAACTTTGTAGTAACTGTACCATACGTAACACTAAAATTGTAGACATAACCAGGTCATCGGTCTCTCCAACTTTGGCCGCATAACTTACTCCGGCCGCAACAAACGTTTTTAATTCACTAATCATATTCTTACTGGCAATGTGCATACGCCGAGTTTCGATCAAGCTCTTTAACTTGGCACAGGCCGCAAGTTTGCTCTTGTTTGTTGTGGTAAATCCGCGTCGATACAATCTAGTGCTTCCCACTTTCTTGGGCTCGGTTAGGAATGTGCCGTGTATATTTTCTTCACCAATTTCGCTGATGCTAACCAGGCCTGCTTCACCAATGGTGTTGTTTTCTATGCTGTAGTAAATATCTGTGTCGGTGTTAGTAATCTCAAACAGGTAATCACATATTTCCTTTACGATGGCAATTTGTCTTTGTATGGGAGTTTTGTTATGTTGCCATTCGCCCACCTGCATCATGCCCGGGATTTCATAAATTTGTATGGCCGCATAGTCGCCACCGGTGCCCAGACTGGGATCCAAGCCCACCACATACTGATGTCCTTTGCTGGGCTTCTTATACCAACGTACTTGACCCTGGCGTTCAATTGGGTCTATGCCTGCCATTTCAATCAGCGTGGTACTGTTGATCAGTGTTTCGTCATAGATCAAGAATTCGCATCCGTGTTCACGGCGGAAACGTTCTTCACCAATACGACCAATCTCCTCCAACTTCCATTTTTCGTCACGGTCTGGATGTTCTTGCCAGGCCGCCTGGAAGCCTCTAAATCCGTTTACACCCAATTCAGTTTTATTTCCAAACTCGTCTACACATTTATTGGCCTGCTTCCATATCAATGCAAACTGGTCTTCATCACTATTGGGTGTGCTGGTGATAATGGCCTTACCACCTGTGCTCAGTGTGGGTGATATGGATGTCCAAAATTCTTTGGCAATGGTGGGACGGACAAACGCGAACTCATCACAGTACAGTAAGGTAATACTCATACCACGACCTGTTGTTTCAGTTGTTGTTTGACTCACAATACGACTACCGTTTTCAAACTCTAAACTGCCTTTGTTGTAACTGGTACAACCTGCACGAATATGGTCCGGACACAGTTCATAGGCATACCGAACTCGTTGCATAATTTCTTGTGCTCCTGTATACTTGTGAGCCGCAATAAGAATTGTTGAGTCAGGAACAAACATGGCATACCATAACAAGTAGCCTGCGGCACTGGTTGATTTGCCTGTTTGTCTGGGCATTAATGCTATACTGAATCTGTGACAGTGATAAGTATCAATAAGACGCTTTTGATATTCAAAAGGGTGATACAACATCTTACCTTTGACGGGGTGTTGTATGTAGAAGTAGTTGTCCATAAAATACTGTGGTCCCGCCACAGGATCTGCACAGCGAGCAAATTCTAGGATTTGCCGTTCTGTGTAAGACGACTTTTTATGGGGCGTCTTTACTAGTTGTTGTTCGTCAATTTTTGCCATTATCTATTACTTATGAGTGACTGCCTACTGCTTAATCAAGATTATCGTCCAATTTCTGTACTGCCCTTGAGCGTTATTAATTGGCAACATGCTATCAAACTCATGTTTCTTAAAAAAGTTCATGTACTTGAAACTTATCCAAGTTGGATAGTGCATTCAGAACGCTTGTCCATCAATGTGCCCAGTGTTTGTGTGACCACGGACTATTTCAAATACAAGAAACATGTCAAGTTTAGTCGCTACAACATGTATTTACGCGACCTGTTTGAGTGTCAATATTGTGAAGAAATATTTGACTACGAAGATCTAACTATCGATCACGTGGTACCAAGAGCGGCTGGCGGTAAGACTGCATGGGATAACTGTGTCACCAGTTGCAAGAGCTGTAACCATCACAAAGGTTCCAAGTTGATGCGCCCAAAAAACTTGCCGCATCGTCCAGAATACTACAACCTGGTCAACAAGTGGAAAGACTTGCCTTTCACTGTGAAACAGGAATCGTGGAACAAATACTTGGGTGTTGAAAAACTAGTTGCTTGAGTTACGAAACTTGTGTTCTAATCGAGATGCAAGTTGTTCTACTCGATCGGCATCGGCGTTGCCGTCTTTGTTTAGTAAGTAACCGGGGTTACGCTCCGATTCGGGAGGGGCATCGCCCACTGGCTTTTCACCAGTTAGTTCAGGGCGAGCAAAGTACAAACGGAACCATTCAGGTGTTCCTGTTTTGATGTTTAGTTGTTTTTCAATTTGACGTTTTGTATCAGTTGCTGTGCCCACGCTACCCACAGGGCTAGTACTGGGCATTTCTCTAGCATCCACACTCACCGGCATAAAGTCTTCTAACAAGCCGTTACCCAAACCGGCCAACTGTTTAAGTTCAGCCAAATCGTCTGAGGCCATTGCGGCGTCAGGAATATGGTCCTGTGCATAACTTGGTGCGGTTATGCGATACTGTTTCATTTGCGTCTAAGCACAATGGGTCCTGCCGCTTTAATAGGACTTGTTTTGTTCACTGTGTCTAGTTCAGTTTTGTTGCTGGCCCAGTTTTTGTCAAACGTAATACCAATTTGTTTTGCGGCATGATATAAAGTTTCTAATTCTTCATCTGCATAAGGAGCATAAAAAGGATCTCCGGCAATGTAGTTGTCCTTGGGCATTGGTTGATCTGGGCTACCCGCAAGTGCAACACCAAAACGATAATTCAAGTACTGGCTACCGGTACTCATATTCAAGTCAGGGCTGGTTATTGCATTTGACAATCCAACCTCGTGAGTTTTGCCAATTGGCTTAGTAGTTCCTCCCGAACTTGGATCAGACCCTTCGAGAATAATCTCGTTTATTTTCATTTTGCTAACTTAATGCTTTGGTATTCAGCCATTAACTTTGCACCAAGTGCTTCAAGTGGGTGAGACTCTTCAACCCGGTTGGCCTTGGGTGTTTTTGGATTAGCGGCCCGGTTGGCTGTCGCAGGGTCTTGATCTTTTTGCTTGTTCAAGTCATCTGTGGTGTCAGCATAGCCAACTGTTTCTGCACGGTGCATGCCTCGAACATCAGGGCGAGGAGTATTTAATACTTCTTCAGGTTTGTCAATGTCGGTGACGCCGTACTCTTTGGCTTCCATTGGCTGTGCTGTAACAACTACTTCAGCCTGTTGTCCACCCATGCCGGCCATCTTTAAGATTTGCATCAGTTGGTCGGCGGCTTCGCCATCAGCACTGATATTGATGTTCTTGGTACCATCACTGCTTTGTGTTGTATTGATGCTCATCTTGCCTTGTTGCTGTTGCATGTCTTGTGCCATACTACCAATTGGGCTCACAATTCCGCAGTTCTCTTTGAGTTTGGCCAACTCGCGGTCTGCGGCCTCTGTATCTTCGCAAGCACATGGCTCACTCTTACAAGTTGGGCAGGCTTCGCCTTCGCCGATGTCTTTGGTTTTAATAGCATCGGTGCCAGGAATCTTTTCGCCAACTTTAACATCATTGTCTTCGAGTCCCTTGGTAAACAAGTTGCCTTCTTCCATGTCATCTTCATTGAAGCCTACTTGTGATATGTTATAATATGGTTCATCACTGGGGTTTGGTACATTATCATTGATCCATGCTTGTGCTTCTTGTTGACTTGCAAAAGGTCCAGCAACTCGGTCTGGATCACCAGTTCTCATTTCATGATTAACATAAAAACCACTAGCTTCGGCGCCTTCGCCCATTTCGTCATCATACCCGTGTGGATCTTCGTTGGCACCATCATAGTCGCTACCATAGTTACGATAGTTGTCTTCGTCATTGCCATCATCGTCATTGCCGGATTCGTCAACTTCGTGATTGCCGCCCATGGCATCTTTGCCCAAGCGACCTGCTATGACATCACCTTGTGTTACTTTTTTATATGGTAGAGCATTGTTGGCCAAGTTGCCATCGTTGGCTTCTTTAACTGTGAGGCCTGCTAGACGGGCTAGTTCGTTTAGTTCTGCGGCTTCTTGCATACCCATCTTGTGGCGCAGGTCTGCTTTCATGTCTTCATCGCTACCATGGCCCAATGTGTCTAATACTTTGCCGCCAAAACGCTTGGCACGATCCATCATGCTAGGCGCCTGTGCGGGTGCCAATGGCATGGGGAAATTATCATTGTCCATTGGATTTTCTGTTGCATCATTCAACTGTGATTTGCCGTAACTGTGTACTTCCATGCAGTCACGCAGTAGTTCACTGCAATGTCCTGTTTCTTTAAATGCTTGGATGTCCGATTGTAGTTCAGCCAACATCTCTTGTAGTGTCATGTCTTTCTTCTTGATCATCTCAGTGAAGTTGACACCTTCTACCAACAACTTGGCCAGGCGCTGACTGCTTTCCATTGTCTTGGAACGAAGTACGCCTGCACCTTTGGCCTGCTTTTTAAAACTGGCAAATGGGGTTGATACTGCTTCTGGCAAGTTTGGCTCTGGATGCTTGCCAAGACTGTGTTTAATTCTTGTTTTAAGCAAGTTCTGACCGTGTGGTGCTTCAGGATGATCTGTTGTCATGTTTGGCAAATCACGATCTGACAATTTATCTGCAGGAGTATAGCCGTGCTGTTGAGCTCCTTTGGTAGCTAACCAATGGCCTCTGCGTTTGTGCAGGGCCAATCCTTTGCTTTCGTCCATGTCAGCTTCGTTGGTGTCTTGTGTTGCCTTGCCTTTGACCACTGTGCCTTTTTTACCTTTAGGAGCTTTGTCAGGCACACGACCAAATGGGTCATTGCCAATTTTGGCAGGAGCACTGGCCGCCGGGTCTTTCTTGGGACGACCTTTAGGACCTTTAACTCGAACAACTTTTTCTTTACGAGCTGTGCCTTTGGCAGGACGGCCACGCTTGGGTGCATCTTCGTCATCGGGATCACCTTGGTACTCAGTACCATATGTACCTTTGTGTACATAAGATGCTTCTTTCATTGCAGTAAATTGCTCACGCAATCTTTGCTCAACGTCTTTAACGCCGGCAACAATAGATCCTCGTGCTTCTACGCTTTCATAGACTGGCTTAGCAGGAGCGGTCTCCAGCTGTTGCTGTGGTGTTACTTTTTTCAGGCTCTCTAAGATTGTGTACATGTTACTCATAATTATTTTCCTCGGGGACGTTGTAGGGTGTTCTTGGTACTGCCAATGGGACTATTGTTTTGTTGTGGAGCATCGTTGGTAGTTTTACCTGTGGCATACTCGTTCTCTGTACCTTGTATTTCATGCTTGCGTGTGTTGGCGCTTAGTTCTTTGATCAAACTAGACAGACGTTTGTCACCAACTGCTTCTTGTGCGCTTGGGCCACCAAGATCTTCTTTGGTCAGCAACGGACTTTCTTCTTCGTTGCTTTCAACATGTCCCCAGGCTAGTTGTTCATTCAATGCATCTGACATTGTTTTAACGTCGACCCAACTGGCATTAACTCCGGCACGCTCGCCTATTAACTGACGAATTTGTCCCGGAATAGTTGGATACTTCAATCCAATGTCCAACATGTAGCAATCACATGCTCCTTCTTTGGCAAATTCCCAATGCTCGGTGACTGGTAGTCTTTTTACAGCACTGATAGTTTCAACTTGGAAACAGTCTAATGCGTTTTTAATACGATCTAGCACTTCGCCCTTGGGCTCTACGTGTGCCATTTTGATACGAAACTCGTAAATTTTATGAGTTTCGTGAAAATATGCTGATAAATTTTTCATGGTGGAATAGTCCTGTATTCTATATTTATGTCCGATTACTTCTTTTCTTCTGCGCGATTCTTGCCCAAGATTTGATCTAGTAGTGCATTACGATCCAGTACCATGCCTCGGCCATCCACAGGTTCGTCTTCTTCTCGGTTGTTGTCCTTGGCTATTTGATGATCTAGTTTGGCCTTGTTTAACTGTAACTGTATCATCTTGAGCTTTTTGTCCATTTTGGCTGTCTTGGCTGTGATGCTGTGCCCTAACAACATACCTGCCGTTTGTAATATAACTCCAGCAAAACGCGGGTCAACATTCATGCCCAAATCTATTAGATCTTCTGCTTTGCTTTTGGCCAATAGGGCCAATTCATCGAGCTCGCTGTCCGCAGTATCCAAATCCCTAACATAGGGCAAGGCCGCATCAATTTTATCTATGGCCGCATCAACGTCGGTTATCATGTCTCTATTTTGTGCAATTACCGTTCTGATATCATCGGTGGTTGTGCCACCAGCTTCATCTGTTGTAGCACTAGATGGCAAGTTGAAAGTTTCTTCAAGTTTTTTAGTCATATGGTATTTATGGGATAATTTTTGGTACAGGTTTATCCCTAAACCAGTCGCAGATTGCTGTGACTACTTCTTGTTGCCTTTTACGAAAAAAATGACCATCGTCTTCGCTAACATTGTTTGTTACCAATAACGACTCTGTCTTGCTCATTTGATCTTGAGCTTTTTCCCAAACTTCTTTTTCATGCTGAATTATCAATACTGGTGTTTTGCTGTTGGTTACGTCATACTCATCCAGGCGCTGTCCCTGGTGAAACATGTCAAGGTTGTTTAGTACGTGCCAGCAACCTGATGCCATTGCTATTTTATGTAATCGGGAATCCACTAGACTTATGTTTACAGCATCGCCCACTCCGTAACTGATACCAAACCAAGTTAATTTTGCATCAGGGAATTTATTCGCTAGTAAATCAATTGCCTGTAGAGATTCTCGCCTGCGATCTGCTGACATCCTGTAAAAGCTACTTACCCATCCAATGCCGTTTGCAGTAAAATAATCAGGTACATCGAGTATTGTAACGGCAACATTGTTATCAAGCCAATGGTGTATCCATTCCCACGTAAATTGTTGATAAGGCGGAAATGTTTTATCCATGATAGTCCCATCCTCTTGATAGTAAAAATGATGGGGTGTTAGGCCACCATAAGTGTACACAACAACTACATCGGGTGTGGTTGTTTTACTTAATGTGCAAATAGCTGTTTTGTGATTTGGATACTCTAAAAATGCTAGTTCTGCAATGGCTAAATTTGATAAAGCTCTACCGCGCTGTTTGTGATACACTCGGTTGAGTAGCTCTTGTCGGTCTGGATAGGGCATAGAGTATTTAACATAGAAAAAGGACCTTACGGTCCTTTTATTAGTTAAGTTTAACGCCTGTGGTTAGTCGTTTCCACTTTTGATGCTGTTCATTGTACCAGGGATCTAGTTCTGTGTCTTTTAGTACCAGGGGCTCGCACATGTCTGCTTTGTAGCTATCTAGCACAGTTTTGGCCTGTACTGCTCGTGTTAGTATGGCTCGCCACTCTTTAAATTTGGCATCTGGTGTTGTAACCGGCACTACCATATGGTGCGGAATATCTAGAGATTTGGTAACTGGACTGAAACCCATTCCGGCTATGGGTTTGTATCCCAACATGGGCTTGGCACCTGTGATGCCCAACACATGTGTCTGTACTTTTCTACCTGGATCGCTGGCCCAGGTGTGGTGGTCGGTTAAGAACCCAAGACTAAAGTCCAACGATCCACTGATCAGGCCCATAAATGCTTCTGATGTGCTTTTGAACGGCACTGCCTGTGCATTTGGATACTTGTCAACAATCTGCAAGCTGATCAGATGTGTGGTAACACCAAGGCCACTGACACCAATGTTTAGGGGTCGATCTTTGGGTACTTCGTCCCAAGACTTGTACTTGACCGAACTAATGGCCACCGGACTGGTACAAAACGGCATAAACTCACGGAAGTCTCGTACATCATAACTTTCGTTGGGGTAAAACTCTGGACGAATCCAAAATGCACTACTTGTAAACAAAATAGTGTTGGGGTTTGTTTTTACAAAGTTTGCCGCAATAGCATTGCCTGCACCGGGCTTGGTGTCAAACATAAAATTGTATTTGGTTTGAATGCGATTTGCTTCCTGTACTAGGGTACGGCCATAATTGGCAATACTGTCAGCAGGACTGAATGCATAATAAATGGTTACATTTTCTTGGGCCATGACTGCAAAAGACAAGGCCATAGCTATGGTTGCTAGTAGCTTTTTCATAATTTCCTCTGTGTTTGTGTCCACTCACGGGACTAGTTGATAAAAATATTTATCTTTTCTTGCCTTGGTGAAAGATTTGATCTTCCGTTATTACACGAAATGCCAGGCCTTGATTCTTACACCAGGCACGAGCGGCTTCCCATTTGGCCATGTTGAGTATTGCGGCGGCTTGTGATCTGGCATTGGTATTGCCTTCTAACGTGGTTTCTTTTTTTGGTTTGACTTCGATCACTTCGGCATGTTGCTTGCCTTGGGCATCATTGTAAACAATCAAAAAATCTGGCACATAAATTGTATTTTTGCCTGTCAACGGATTACGATAGGCAACATGGATGGCTTCACTGGCCCATTGCAGTATACTGGGGTTGTTGTCGCAGAACTGCATGAATGTCCATTCCCACCCCGATCGGTAAGTTGGCGTTTTATTGCCCACATACTTGGCAGGATTTTGTAATTGATATTTGCCTTGTGCGTACTTGCTCATGCTATGATTGTTCTAGCAACATATTTGTTTTTAACTGGATTATTCTGCACACCAATTAAACTTGTACCAATTCTGCTGAGATTTAGAAAATAGCTTATATACGGAGTTAGTTGTTTTTGATTTAATTTTTTAAATTCATCTAGCACGGCCATAACATCCATGTTCTGCACACGGGCTGTGTATATCACCGCACTACTCAATGCTAGGGCGCTGTCTTTGTTGGCAGTGACTTTTTCAAAATAACTAACTACAGCATCATCTTTGGCTGTGCTAATACTAATGGTATTGTCAAAGTAATTGTTAAAAAACTTAGATCCATCGCCATTGATGTTGTTTAAATTAACCGCACCAAGATTACTGGGATTGTTTTTTAATTGTTCAAATGTATTAATAACTGACATTGGTTGTCCTTAGGGATCTGGATACGGATTAGATTGGTTACTTGACGCATTAGGATTGTCAACGGCATTTTGTTGTGGAGTTGTATACACAGTACCATCGGCACCCACAACAGTTGTACTGCCATCGGGATTGTATGTGGTAGTTTCACCAGTTTCATCATTGAATGTAGTTTCAGAATCTGGGCTACCAGCGCCGCCTTCTTCGGGACTATTACCACTTGGATCTTGTGCTCGTTGTAACTCAGCAAGTTTGTACTGATTGTCAAGTACTGCCGATGTTAGTCCATCAATATTATCTTTGATGTCTTGTTCGTCTGACTGTAGTTGACTTAACTCAGCTTTGTTGTCTAGAATAATTTGCTCTAAGGCCGCAATATCTTCTTCACTCAAGTTGGGATCGTATTCAAGATTATATGTGTCAGCTTCAATTTGGGCTTCAAGTCTTGCTTGTGATGATTGATTATCTGCCAAGTCTTGATTTGCTTGATCGATTGCCTCTTCGTCTGCTGATATCTGTGCCGACACCTGATCAATTTCAGCCTGTTGGTCTGTACTTGCACCAGCTGGATCGCTTGGTAATCCATCACCATAATCCATTGCGGCGCCATCAATCTTTTGACCATTACTAAACACTTTGCCTAGTTTGTCTTTGCCTTTACTTAATAAATCTTTGGCACTACCAGCAATGGCAGATATACCGCCTGCACCAACCAGCATGCCAACACCTTTGTCTATTCCGCCTGCAAGTAATCCACTACCAATTGTGCTTAAAGCTCCTCCTAATATAGCACCACCATTGAGATTCTTAAGATTGTTAAGTATGCCCGGTAAGCCAGTTAGCCCTTCGCTAAGATCATGTACTGTTCTATCAGTTATGTTGGTTGTGCCCAGTTCACTAGGACGAGTATCGTATTGCAACATAGCAAAACCCGACACCGTATCTTCGCTAACTTGTCCATAAGCATACTTGACTGCTTGAAATTGCACAGTCATTGTGTTTTCTAATGTACCGGCTTCGCCGCCTTGTGCATGTTCGCCATGTTGAAATTGTGTAATTGTGGGATTAATTAATGTGTACTCAGCAAATTTTTTGTTGTGTAAACTGTAAATTCTAATGGCATTTAAAAATTGTTGTGTGCCGGGACTACTGGCAGGATATTGTCTAGGTGTGTAACCCCAAATTTGGTTTTGTCTTTCGCTGTACTTGGTTGGAGCTGAATAAATGCTTTCATTCCAATCGCTGTCTCTATAATAGTAACTGTAGTAGTCATACCAAAAATTTCTAACTACATCCAAGTTGTCATCATGAAATTTAATACTTACTGAATCATATTTGACTTTTGTTTGCACAATATCAACACGGTTGTATGCATTCAGTGTTTTTGTTTCAACTGTGAACTTTGGCAAGCTGGCACTTTTAACAACCAGGCCCATTCGTAATTTATCATCATTGGAAACTCTTGCAATTTCAGGATTCAAATCAAATGCCACATGGAATAGCCAACCGTACTTGGGACTCAATCCAAAGTTGTTGTCAACAAAGATTCTGGCCGCATGTGTGCGATCAAACATGAAATTTTTATTAGTAGATTGTACCGGCATATAGTTATTTATGGTCAAGAAAAAGCCCGGAATAAACCGGGCTTGTTGTGCTTATATTATTAAGCTGTTTGGTATGTCAGTGTATTAACACCAGCAGTGGCTCTAACTTGCTTGCCAGACTCTGGATCAGCATCACCACCTGTTGGATGTAACACAGCGTTATCGAAACGGATTGTCAATGCAATCATGGCAGCTTCACTTGTGCCGTAGTTCATGTCGCCCCAGTCGGCTTGACTGATTTGGCAACCTGTCATTTCCCACTTTTCTAATACTGTTGGTGCTGATTTGCCGTTGCCACCATCAAGTACTTCGTATACTAGATCAAACTTGTAGTTACCGCCGGAAGCCGCACTAGACTGCTCCAAGAAATCAAACTGCTTTTGAATCTGTTGACTAACCAATGTACCCACGTGTCCACCCATGTCGTCACGCAAATTAACTGTGGTTTCTGCCCACTCTGGTTTGCCTTGCATGTAGATCTTACTGTTGTAAATATCCAGTGCAAACGGATTAAAGTTAACGCTTGGACGCTTGATATCAACAACTTGTTTTGTTAATTCTTGAGCGTTTGATGCGCCTGTACCTGTGCCGCCAAAGTTTAAAAAAGTAGCGCGAAAGCGATACTTTAGTTTTGGCATTAACAGACCTTGATTGTTACCATCAAAAGGTACTGTAAATTTGTTTAATGACGCTACGGTTGACATCTTATATATTCTCCTATTACACTTATTTACCTATATTCTTACTCAATGATGCTGGGGTTGCCCCCAGCATTATCTACGTAGTTTATTTTCCTAACGAACCAGCCGCGATTGAACCTGGGTTCAACAAGCGAATTGGAATGTAAATAAACTCAACGTCTTTCATTGGCTCAATAGCAATGTCAACATAAAGTTCATTTGCCGCAATACGTGCTGGTGTGTTGTTTGTAGTATCACATACAACCAAGAAGTCATAGATACCACGTTTAGCAACCAAGTCATTCATTGCACCTTCAATTACACGCTTGATTTGATCACGTGTAATCTTGTCGTTTGGCTCAAACAAGAAGCCGTTACCAACCTTAGAAAAGATTGTACGGATGTAGTTTACCAAACGTGCAACATTGACACGATCCATTGAACTGGCAAATGCATTACGAGTCTTTTGTCCCCATACTGCTAATCCAACTCCTGGTAGGATTGTAATTGGGTTAATTTTTTGTTGATACATGGCATCACGTAGGCCTTGGCTAACACCATTACGAGTAAACTCACCAGTTGCTTCGTTAATGTAACCAATGTCTGTGGCATTGTCAACTAGTCCACGGCGCACACCTGCTGGTGCAAACCAAGGGAAGCTGACACTGTCATTGCGAATAAATGTACGCAACATGATGTGGCTTGGTGGTACTACCACTGTGTTGCCTTTAACATCACTGGATTGTGCGCTTGGGTAGTAAACACCCAAGTACGGATCTGCTGTGCTTAGTCCGTCGCCATTTGTATTGTTACTCCAGTTAGTGATAGCCACTGCGTTTGGAGCCAATGTAAATGGTGTGTCACCAATAATAAATGCTGTGTTAGCACGGTCGTTGTTTAGGCCAACCATGTCATCAATCAACTCTTGGTATCCAGGAGCCGCAATGATGTTGAACGCAAATTGGTCTTCACGTAGTTCTGTACTGGCCGCAATAGCTGACTGCATGGCTTTAACAACCATGTTACGTTGTGCGGCTGGTCCGGCATACATGCTACCATCATTCTTATTACCACTTACTGTCTGCCATGTAGCGGCTACATCGGGTAAACTGCTACCTGCATTTGGAACAGCAGGAGTGTCAGGGAAACTGGTAGAATTAAAATAGTCGCTGACATACTGCTTAACGTTAAAGCCACTGCGACGTGTGTTGAACAACAACATACCACGTGGATATAAACGATGATCAGGGGCGTCTTGATCAATATAATTGCTAGTTGTCAATGTAGCAATACTTGGGAACGAACCAGTCACAATGTTTGTTGTACCATCTGTGTCCCAACGTGCATCAGCAAACAAAATACCGTTCTGGCTTGTTTGGTCTGTTTTGTCAATGGCCACAAATTTTGTGCCATTATAACGATATAGTGATGGATAGTTGACCAAGTCACCTGAGTCTAACCATAAGTCACCGGCTGTTAACGCGGTATTGTCTGTTTGTGTAGTTGGTTCACTGGCACTAACAATGACACCACTGGGGTCGGTGTTGGTCAAATTATATCCACGAGCATCACTAGTTGGGTTGCGATAACCCTTCCAACCTGAGTTGTTGATCATAATATCAACATCAGCCGCATCACCGTAGTACCATAATGTACCATCTGACGGTTCTTGATATGGTGTAGAGAAACTGTATGTATATGTTTGGGAAGGTGTCCAGTTACTTAATACCAAACCGGGAGTTGCCGGATCAGCACTTATACCAGTTGTACTGGTAGTAAAACCAGCTGTTGTTAACGGTGTGCCTGTAACATTATTAAGAATAATCTCGCCACCTAGTTCGTGTTTGATAGTAACCGCACCAGCTGAGCCAACACTAGCAGTAACATAAGGAATGTTTTGTGCTAAAATTGCGGCCACAAAGTCAGCTGTTGTTGTGCCACCTAGTGTACAAGTATAACTACCAAGTGTAGTTGTACCTAAATCAGTGGCTTGTAGTGTAAAGCTATTACCAACAGTAAATGCCGCACTAGGTATACCTGTTACACTAGTCATTGGTCCTGCTTTACGGAACATTAATCTAACACCCAACAAATTGGTGTTGCTAGAGCTTACTGTATAACGAGCATAGATTGATCCTTCGGATATTCCGTTGCCGCCACCCGACAAATCTAAATTGTATATAGCAGATGCACTATTAGAATAAACTGGTACCGCTACCGAATTCCAGGAATCAGCTGTGACATTGTATTGCTTGACTGCAATATTCATCCCGTTGCCTTGTACACTGGTCTTTATATAGACGGAGCCGCTTGGAGCAGACACCGTATCGCTAGACAACCAACTTGGAATATTTACATAACTGCCACGTGATATTTGTGGGCTGTAATATGTACCAGCAGTGATACCTGCTTTGGACAATGGAGTACCTGGGCCGTCGATTAAAATAACTTTACCGTCTGCTGTACTGCCTGTGCTTTTAGCATAACTAGTGGCGTAAATCTTTAGTACGCCACTAGCACCAGAAGCTGTTACACCAGAAATTGCGGCATCATTGATCTTAGTTGCGATTGCCGACACAGTGGTTGCAGTGGTCAATGATATATTAGATGTATTAATAGTCATGAATGCATTGGCTGTGAATGCCGCTGGTGCTGTGCCAGTGACCGTAGGCCATGCTTGTTGCCATACGTTTCCACCAACTTGTGTCCACGTGTTGCTAGGAGTTTTATAAAATACCGTGTTGTCTGTGCTGGCAACAACAACTGCATAACTGCCAATGGTACCAATTGATGCTTTCGGTGTTCCAGAGGTTAAATCTGTAGTGTCAGTAATAATAATAGGTGTTTCACGAGTAAACGCACCAGCAGAGGCGTCCCACTCATTGATTCCCCATGTGGTGCTGTTTAAATCCATCCAGTATGTGCCATCTTCAGGAGGGCTGTCGGGTCGGTTACTTGTAGCATCTAATTGATCCAAGTCAATATCGGCACGAACAGCATACAAACTGTTAGCGGCACCCAGGGCGCTGTGAGCGGCTAACAAGCCGTATTCGTTTTGTTCGTTGCCATGCAATGGTGTACCTGAACTGCTTTGTTTGAAAGTAGCGTAACCAAGTGCGGCCGCCAATTCTCTTTGACTAGTAAACGATTGTAGTTTACCTGCATTGCTTGATGTTGTGCCGTATGCGGCAGTACCATCTGGGGCTGTTTTGTCTTGTGCTGTTGCCAGAATGACTAAAGGTACTGTACCCGCCGCTGTTGACACATAGGCGCTCATGTCGGTTACTGTAATACTTTGTCCTGGTGAAACTAATGAAGCCATATTATTTTTCCTTTACATAATAGGTTATGTTAATGATATTTATTCATATACGCTAATTTTAGGCGGTTAGGTTGCCCTTTGCAAAGGTTTATATGTATAAATACAGTATGTCCGAACGCCCATTGTGCCCTACTTGCTTTGAAAAGCCAGTGGCCATCAACTATCTGTCAGAAGATACCGTGCATTATCGTAGTGTGTGCGATACTTGTGCCCGCAAAGGTAAGAAATTAAAGCCGTTGCCGCCGCAGTGGTTTAAACGGGGCTATAGAAAAAAGCCACAATGTGATCAATGTGGCTTTGCTTTCCGATTCCCAGACCAAAGCCTGGTTTATCATGTAGACGGGAATTTGAACAACTGTGATCACAACAACTTGAAAACAGTTTGCTTGAACTGCAGGGTAGCTATCAGTAAAGGCCGGGTGGGATGGAAGCCTGCCAAGGTAGTACAAGATTTTTAAGTTGATTATACAGGTGTTCAATGCTTTTGTTATTGTCAACAACCGCATCAAAATCGGTGCCTGCCCATGAATATTCGCTGGCATGTATCTTTTGCTCTGTTAACCAATTTTGTGCATTTGCACTGCCTTTGTTAGCTTGTGCCGCAATGTCATACCAGTGTGGTGTTATGCCACGCTGTATCCATACTATCTGCCCGCCTTGCTGTTTTAGCCCCTTAATTTCGTTTGGAAAACGACAATCGCTAATAACAACATTGTCCTTGGCTGTACGCAGTTTGTTTTCTAAGCTGGCAATCCAAATGTCATCATGAAAGTGTTGGCGTAACACATCCGTGCCCCAGTATTGTAGGATCCATCGCGGGGTAATGGGCATTCCTAGTCTAGTGGTCCACCAGGCATCTTCAGTTTCACGCCATTCACGGCTTTCTTTTGTGCGACCTTCTAGCATGTCACGGTCCCATCCAAACACATTGGCCACAGCATCTTTGAGTGTGGCCGCAAAACTTTCACGTTTAAATCCGTGAAAGTTAACCAAGTAGTCTGCCGCAGTATCTTTGCCTGAGCCAATAAAACCGCAAATCCCAATGATCATAAAAAATGCTCCTATTACAGAGCATTTTAACGTATTTGTACAACAAGGTCAACTTTAACAATTCCATTTACGGAGTGCTAGAGCTTTTCTTGTGGGTTTGCCATTGGGTTTCTTCATTGGGCCTTTTACACCGCCCATTCTTGCACAGAAACTCTTACGGCGTTTGGCCGCTTTTGATCCAGGCTTGAGCTTTGAGGGCTTGGTGGTCACTGCCATTTGTAGTTTAGATCCAGGATTCTCTCTACGGTAACTGGCAACACCTTTGGCGTTGAGCCCGCCCTTTTTGCTTTTGCCTGCACTGCGGCGCCAGGCCGCACTTTCGTCTAACAACTCGTGATCATCAACACCTTCAAGGTCTTCCCAAATCTGTTCGGCATCAACTCCGTGATGCAGGGCAAATGCTTCTACCATGTCTTCGATCTGATCAAATTGTTCTTCAATACTTTCATTGGGCACACAGTTACGAACCTGGCCGCCATTCTTGCCCTTCTTGGTGCCTTCGGCATGCTTGCCAGGCCAACACTTGGTATATCCATTTGAGTCTTTGGCACCTTTTGCAATCTCGTTGATGTTGCCGTGTGTTTGGCACATGCCGCAATCTTCACAGGTCATTTCCATTTCAATGGATTCCGTGTGTTTTTTCTTGCCGGCGCAATGAGCTTTTTGTGAAAATCCCTTAGGGTGCGAGCAGTTGATACTGCTCTTGTACTTTTGACTCCACAACTCTGTAATTACTTCATTAATTTTCATATATTATCCTGTTACCCAAGTCATGGGCATATTGCCTTCAATATTGTTTATAAGTTGCTTTTCTAAATCTTCCATTTCTGCGGCGGCTTCGGTCTTGAGTGCATCACCATTCAGACTTGCACCGCCCTGTGGGCCTGCAATTTGGTTAAACTTGCTACGTGCTTCGCCCAAGATGCGTTTGGCAAACGAGTAGGCATACTCTTGTAACCAGGGAAATGCATAAGGATCGTTAAACAACATTTGGTCTGGCTTCTTGTTGTAGATCCAAAGTAATACACCTTCAGCAAATTTGTCCACAGTGTTGCTGTAAACTGTGGTTTTACTCAAGTCAAAGCCTGTGATGGCTGTATGTGTCAACGTCTTGCCAGCCTCTACTGTAAACACAGTATGTGTGTCATTGCGTGTTAGTATAGGGTACATGCCAGTATAGCCGTGATCCGGGCAATCACTGATAATTATGGTGTCGCCCACATCCGCCATGTAGGCAACTCCTGTGGTTATTGTGATTGTGCTACCTGCTGTGAGTCCGCTAGATGTCAAAGAGGCCAATCTAGCTGTGGTGTGCCCTGCATTGGGTATCTTACGTGTTAATGTTATTTTCTTTGTTACTGGATTGAATGTGTACGTAATGTAACCACCAAACATGACCATTGCTAACTTTTGATAATCAGCAAACAGTTCAAAGTTTAGCAATCCACCAACACGACCTGCCACCAACATGTAAGTGTTTAGGAAGCCCGATGAAAATGGTTCAAATTGAGTGGCTGTATTTCCCACACCCGATCCAATGCCTCTTCGGAACACTTGACGCACACTCATGATTTCGTCGGGTAGGATGTATTCTTGTGTTTCTGGTAGTAGGTCCAAGAAAGCATAGCTCTCTTCCACAGCATTGGCACTACGTTGACGGTATTTTAACAATGCCTGCTTGATGGACATTTCGTAGTGTTCTTTTTCTAGTTCAACATCCACAATACCATCACCCAGACGCATACGAATGTAGTCGGTTATTTCTGCTCGTTTAGCATTTGAGCTGTCGTATAAAGAAGCGTTATATGCTATAGGTCCCGGGCCTGCAAGGCTATCGGCAGTTATGCTACCTGTACCTGACAGTCCGGGTTTAATTGTTACACTCATAGGAAATCCTGTTTACAGTATTTATTACCGCAACAGGATTCCTATTTATTGCACTCGTAGCAGTACTATATCAGCGTTAATTCGCCCGGTCAACAGCGTTTCTGTGGCACGGATATCTTCTAAGAACTTGCGTAACTGTACTTTACCTGCTTTGGCAAACTCAATCAGTTTCTCCTCAGGTTTACGTAACGTTTTACTGGTGCTCTTTTGCTCATCAAAATTGATGATCGTAGTACCTTTGACACTGAGTGTTTGATAACTTGCGGCCACATACTTGCCCAACTTGCGTGTCTTTGTGTTGTACACCCATAACTCGCTGGCTCCCAGAATGTCTGCAGGGTTAATGGACACAATCTTTAATGCTGTGTCAGTTTTTGCATACTTGAGCTTGGCAATTAGTTTTTCCTTGCTTGGTGCTTTCTTAACACGGGCTTTTTTGGTGGCTTTCTTGACTCCACGATACTGTTCCACTGCCGCAAGTAAGTTGTCAATCCAGGTGAACATGCGTTTAAAGTCAGCAGTCTTGTAATTGCTGTAACCTTCTCGCACTTGTTCGTCTTTTTTACTCTGGGCAAGTTCCAATTCTGTTCGTCGGTTGCCGAAAAGTGTTTCGTACTTGCCAAGTTGGCTTTGCACAACATTGTTAGCCACCAAAAAGTCATAGGGTTTAAAATCAACCTTGTTGTTCAAGTGTACTTCATCGTATACACCCTCAAGTTCTCCAAGTATTTCACTGGTGCGCTCACTTAATCGGTCTTGGATAGTGGGACGATATACTTCTACTTTTGTAACAACAACTTCAATTGCCTCTGGCTCTGCTAGTTTAACAGCCTCTCCAATTGCTTCTTTTAAGAAATCAGTATGACGTGCCTTTAAAGGCATACCTTGACGATGTGCCATTACCAAACTACATGCAGTCATTGACAACGAACGGTCAGATGCACGGATAAACGCACCAACGTCTCGCTTAGTGAATACTGTTGTTTGTTTTTGCATCCATTCAACCACATATTTTTTACAATCTTTTTGACTGTAGTGATAATTGTAGTAGTAGAAACTACGGCGCAAGTGGTGATCAAAATCTGCGTCCGAGAATCCCAATGCTCGTTCGGTATCCCAGACTGGCTCACTGCCGGTGTACTTTTCATCAGCAAACTTGACCCGATGAACCTTGGGTGCTTTTGATTTAATCTTAATGCCTGCTACTGTAGCCATTACTTTCGCTCCTTTTTAACTCGGCCAATACGGCCGGCTTTGTTCCAATCATATGAAATTCCATCGGGACATTTTCCGTTCCGAACAGAATCCACACCAAACTTACCCACAATTTCAAATCCGTTGCCTACAATAGTAACGAATTCATCGAGCACTCGGGCTTGCGCCATTGCCAAATCCAAATCATCAAATTCTTGTTCTTGGGTTTTTGTTATTAATTTATACATCATACCCGTATTATAGCAAATTAACCATTTTGTGTCAATTAGTACATTAGTGCGGCCATTACAGCCCACTGCTCAAATGTGTTAATGGCCTCTGTGTATTCGGCTTGTAATTCTATGTACTTTTGTGTTAATTTATTCCTGCGCCTGCACGCCACCATTTCTTTGTCCATTTTGGTGTAAATTTCACGGCAGTTTTTGTAAAACTTGTACAATGTACTACGGGCACGAATGTCCTTGGTGTGAGAAACTGATGCTAGAAGCTCCTCTAGTTTGGCAATATGGGCTTCGTGTTGTAGTTGCATAAGTGCGTATTATACGATAAAAGCCAATACATGTCAAACCCATAAATACTACAATAAGGAACAAGCATGGCTCGCCTATCACTATGGAAAGACGGTAAACACTCAAATGATTACAAGTTCTTCGATCGCAGAATCAGTGAAATGTTTACTATGGGCGGTACTGGAGTTTTAGTACACAAGTACTTGGGCACTAAAACACAGACCAACACTGGTGATCTAACACAACCCACATACTTGAATCAAAGTGAGAAGAACATTCAGGACCTGCTGTTCGTAGAAAACCGAGATCGTAAGTACGAACCCGACGTTTACAAAATGCGGGGCATCTACACTCGTGCAGATCAAGACTTTGATCTAAGCCAATTTGGATTATTTCTGCAAACCGGTACGCTGTTTATGACCTTTCATATCAATGACATGATGGACACCATCGGGCGCAAGGTCATGGCTGGTGATGTATTGGAACTTGAACATTTAAAAGATTACAATGCACTAGATCAAGATGTTCCTGCCGCCCTAAAACGATATTATGTTGTTGCTGATGCCAGTCTGGCCGCAGAAGGCTTTACCCCAACTTGGTGGCCGCACTTGTGGCGTGTTAAGATTAATCCATTAGTGGACGGACAAGAATACAAAGACATCCTGGATCAAATTGTTGCTGGCACTGCCAATACCAAGACTAGCGATTTAATGAGTAGTTACAACACCTACATCAACATCAATAATGCTGTGGTAGCACAAGCCGAGGTTGATGTTCCCGAGTCTGGCTACGATACTAGTAAGTTTTATTTAGAGCCGGCATACGTTGGACAAACTGCCGACGCGGCCACAACTGCTGATGATACTGCCACTGCTGATGATGCTACAATAAGCCCCGCTGGTAAAACAAAAGGTTATCTAGTTGGTGATGGTTTAGCTCCCAACGGCATGCCATGTGGTGTTGGTATTGAATTCCCAATGTCCCACACCGAGGGCGACTATTTCTTGCGTACAGATTACTTGCCCAACAGGTTGTTTAGATTTAGTGGAACACGCTGGATAACTGTTGAGTCTGTAAATAGAGCCAACTTAACACCGGGTGCTGGCAGTGGTACCTTACGCAGTAGTTTTGTAAACAATACCACCACTTATACCAATGTTGAAGGCGACACAGTCGACGAAAGACAATCGTTGAGCCGAGCTTTTAAGATACAGGCGGATAATTAATGAGTCAACAATATTTTTACGACAATCAAATACGCAGATTCCTAACTCAATTTATTAGATTGGTTTCGGGATTCCAAGTTGAATTTGGTCAATCTGCAGATGGGTCTCGCCCACTACAACAAGTGCCAGTGCTGTATGGCGATCCCAGTAGGCAGGCCGCGCAAATCTTAAAACAAAACAGCGAAAACACATTAAGCTCTGTGCCTGCTATGAGTGTGTATATCAGCAGTCTAGACTACGACAGAGAACGTGTGCAAGATCCCACATTTGTCGGTACAATGAATATTAAACAACGTGCGTATGATCCTGCTACTGGTAATTATTTAAGTACTCCCGGAGATGCATATACTGTTGAACGGTTAATGCCAGTACCATACAAATTAGGACTCAAACTAGACGTATGGACCAGTAATACCGAGCAGAAATTACAACTGATAGAACAGTTGGCGCAACTGTTTAATCCCGGACTGGACATTCAGAGTACTGATAATTATGTTGATTGGGGCAGTTTAACCCACGTTGAGCTTAAATCGACTGTGTGGGATTCACGTTCAGTGCCGGCCTCAACCGATGAAAGTATCAGCATTGCCACACTACAGTTTGAAATGCCAATTTGGTTAAGTAGCCCCGCCAAGGTCAAACGTCTGG